CGGGTATCTACCGCTTGCGAAAGCAACATAACCATAAACAACTAACTTAGTTGTTAAAGATCCTGCGTTAGTTTCTTCAAACTTAGCAGTAAACATATCTTGCTCGAAGAGTATGTGATCTTCTGCTCTTACTATGTAAATCTCGTCTTGGTTTGTACCTGCTCCGAAGTTAGTAGCGACATTAGCGTCGGTAATAACCGGAATACCCATTAATTGACCAACAACTCCGTAAGAGTTTGTATCTCCAACGCCATAAGCGTTTTGAGGTGCATTACCGTTAGGTAATATTAATGGTCTATTTGAGCTATCAACTCCCGCAGTTAAAAAGCCCCAACGTCTAGGGTGCATAATCATAGCGGTCGCCGGAGCGAAACGATTAGAGTTTACTTTCTGTATTGCGTCTGCAATCTTTGGCATAAGTTCGGCTACTGTAGGGCTAGCGTCTGTATATGCAACGCTATTAGTGCCGCTAACTGTAGTTATACCTAAAGGTTGTCCGGAAGATCCGGAGCCGTTTAACATCAAGTTATCTAATTTTGTATAGTAAGCGCTTGCTAGATCTTGGAAGATAATATCTTCTAGATTAAAGCCCGGTTGTCCGCCACGGTCTAAGGCTTGCTTAGATACGTCTTGTTGTCCTGCGATAGTATTGACGTTCACGGTTAATAGTGTATCGTCCATATCTGTTTCGCTAACTGCGGCGTTTTCGCTAGCTTGTTCTGCTGCGCTTGATCCTGTTGTTATTCTTGAAATTTCTACTTTGTTGCCGAAAGCCGGTAACTCTCTTTTTGGTACTGCTTGATAGAAATTAGCGCCCGCTCTTGCGAGTGGTGCGTAATCATCGAGCAAGTATTGAGGTACGACCATACCGGTAAAAGCTCCGGTACCGACATCTCTTTTAGAAACTTCTTGGTGTTCCGCTAATCTTTTGTTAGCGGAGTAATCGTTGTTGAATTTAGCATTGTACATATCTGCGAAGAAAGAATTTTCGCCACCTTTACGGTACATATCCGGCTCTTTTACTTCCATACGAGTTTCTGTAATATCTTCATCTTCAATATCTAAAGATTTTCTGCTTTCTTCAACTTCTTTTAGGGTCTTTCTTAAATCTGCGTCTTTTTCGATTTTCTCGTTTAAGTCTTTGATCTCTACTAAAAGCTCGTTAGATCTTTCAATTTTAGCGTCTAACTCTTCGCCTTTTTCCATAGCGTCCATATCCTCAACAAGTTCGTTTAGTTCTGCTGATTTAGCGTCCCTTTCTTCTATTAATTTTTTCAATTTAATATCCTTAAAGTTGCTATTACTTATACTTGTGCGTTAGGTGGATAGGTAATCCGGCGTAACGTCTTAGAGTAACCCGTCTTTTTTCATCTTAATTTTTAAGATTTCTACGTCGGGGTTACTTTTAGAGCGCTTATCTTCTTCGCTACTTTCTTGTAACTTATTGATTATTTGCTCTAAAACTTCTACGGCTTTATCGCCACTACGAGCCTCTACTAATTCTTTTTGGTACTCGCTTATATCTAAACCTCTTAATGTAGCGCCCGCCCAACTATTAGCCGGGTATGTAACTACGCTTACATCGAATAATCTTACTTCTTGTACGTCCCTTTTTTCTCCGTCGAAGTCGTCCCTAACTGCTGCGAAAGCGAAAGACATTTCGTTTAGATCGCCTCTCTTCATAGCGGAGGCTACTTCTGCAACGGTTGGGTTATTAGGATCTAAACTAGCCTCTACAAATAATCCGTAGTCGTCTTCTTCTAGTCTTAAAGTACCGCTACTAGATCTAGCTAAAGGTATTCCGTCGTGGTTTACTAAAAATCTAACATCGTCTTGCTCTTGTAAAGTCTTTTTAAAAGCTCCGGGTTTAATGGTTTCGGTGTAAGCTCCTTTACTATCTCTTACACCATACGGTTTATTAAACACACTTGCGTAACCACTAAAGTTATAAGATAATTCCCCGTCTTTATTTTCTCTTATTTCTACATTAGCTAAGCCAAAAGATCGGCTTTCTTTTTCTTTATTCACGTTATTAATCCTAACCTTATTATTTAATATATTAATCGTAGTTGTCATAGATTTAGTATCTATGTCATAAAAATTAGATACTCTACCCTCTTCATCTTGTAATTGTTTTAATTTTCTTCTAGCCCACTCGCCCGCTTGATCCGGGTTAGTCCACGGGTTAGATCCCCACAATAAGAAAGCTACATCGCTAGCTCTCCAAGTATCGGGATCGTTAGGGTTGCTTGGCTCTCTATCTAGATCGCTAAGGTGCCTAGCGTGCCACGCTCCCATTAAGGAAACTTTAGCCGGGCTTACTTTACCACTACTAACAATAGATCTAGCGTCCCTAATTGTTTTAGGAGTTAGTCCGTCGCCCGCTCTATTAAGATTATCTAATCCTCGTTTCATATTTACGATCATAAATTTAGGAGCGGATAAATCTACTTCTCTCACTTCTACATCTTGATCTATAGACTTCTCTTCTTCTGCCATAGCTATATTAAGTGCGGTTAAGTGTTCTTCTGCCTCTTCGTGGGTCTTATGGCAAGTAATAAGCTCGTCGTTTTCTTCTTTTACTACTGCGTGTCCGTCTTTACAATCCGGGTGATCCATAGAAATATAATAAGGCATTATCTCGGTCTAACGACGGAAATACCGCCCGAAGTGCTTTCACTAATAGCGTATAATTCGTTATCTTGCGGTATTCTTATTTCTAACATTTCGCCATTATCTAAGTGTAAACCGTTACTAGCCGTTACGTTACTTCCGCCTACATACATTTTATTGGAGTGGTTATTATGAATATAAATATGTTGCTCGAAGTTTTGACTATCTAATATTTTAGTAGCGGTATCGGGTGCAATAGTAAAACTTTCGCTAATCATTTTCTAAATTATTTGGATCGTTCAATATTACTTTAGGGTCGTGTTGATCGTTACCGAGTGGTGTTATGCTTGGATCTACTGCGGCTCCCTGTAATCCTAGGTAGAAGTTATCTCCACCCTCGTAAGGCTCTAGATCTAATCTTGATCTAGCCTCGTTAGGTGTCATAAGTCCACTAGATATAGCTACTTGATACGTTCTTACTCTACTAAATAGATCTCCTCTAGCGTACTCTTCTGTATCTAATCTAACTTGTTGTTTACCCGGTAAAAGAGTTGTAAGTCCGTCTTCTATTCTTCTTATGTACGGTAATAATGTATGTCTAATAAAAGCTAATCCGTTGCTCTCGATGTTGGAGTAAACGTTAGATCCGTCTTTACTTAGGATCAAGTGAGCCGGTACTCTAAATATTCTTGCAACTTCATTAACAATTTGCTCTCTAGCCTCTATTAATTCGTTGCCGGCTCCTGCACTAATAGACTTCCACTTCAAACCACCGGTTAATACGGCCGGTTTTCTATTTCTATTGTGATTAAGTACCCAATTTTCTTGTAAGTATTTAGCTTGCTCGCTTGTTAAATCTCTATCGGTTTCAAGTATGCTACTTGGAGTACCACCCTGCCCGTAAAATTGTGCGATGTGCCTTTCCATAGCGATAGCTAATCCGTACATATTGCCGTTTACTCTTAGAGGGCTTATACCAAGTAGATTACCCGGGTAAGAAATCCATTTAAAATGTAACATATTTTCATCGGTTAAAGATCTCTTAGCGTTCTTAGTGCCGAGTATGTAGGTTTTAACTCCTCCGTGCATTTCTACGGTTACTCTATCACTATGTATAGGTGTAATTGCTATTGGTCGCCCCTGCCTGTCACGATCTACGAGGATAAAAGCGTTACCGTGCATTAATAAACTTGTAATAGTTTGGTGTATTACCTCGAATATAGTTTGATTAACGTTAGGTTTATCAAATATTTTAGGTTTCTCTGTATAGATCTTCTTTCCTGCGTCGTATCTTATTGTTTTAATCGGTAAAATACTTATGCTATCTGCAATTAATGATATTGCGCTTAATACTGCGCTAATTCCTAGGGCGCTTTTTTCGTTTACTTTTTCTCCGGTAAAGTTGTACAGTCCACCCTCCCGAAGTGATAAGAGATCGCTAAGATTTCCTAAAGCTGCGTCCCTATTTTCTCGATTAAAAAAACTCATCTACTCGTTAAATAACTTCCTACTATTAAAAACATACCGGCAACTACAAAAGATAAGCCGATACTAAACGTATATACACCGTAAATTATAAAGCTAGCGCCTATAACTTCGGTAAGTGTTGTCATAATGTTTTTGTAATTCATAAGTTTATTATAGCTACCGGTGGCTCTTCGTCTATGATTGGTGCGGTTATTCTATCTAACATAATTACCATAGCGATAGCTCCGTCGATTTTTCTTTTAGATCTACCTTTTGATAAACGCCAACCGCTATCCGTAGTCTTTTGTGCAGCGCTTAAAACTTGATCCGTAAACGTAGCAGTTGCTTTATGTATAACCTTTTTATTTACAATTAGATCGTAAGCATTACCGCACGCCGGTACCATACGACTATGACTTTGCGGAAAGTTAACCATAGGTACGCCGTTATCTAATAACACTTGGGCGCTACGTTCAAAAAAGGCGGGATCGTATGCTACTTCTTTTACATTAAATTGTTTACATAACTCTAAGATGTAGGCCTCTACTTCTTGAATATCTATAACGTCGTAATCGTCCGGGTGCCATATCTTAGCGTCTAAAATAATCTTATTTTCTTTATTCTTTTGCCCGTGTACTATTGCTACGCTATCGTGGTGTAACGCCATATCTACACCTAAATAAGTTTCGGCGTCCGGATCGAAGATTACTTCTCCGTTACAATTATCCCACGCAGTAGGAGGCAACCAACTCTCCTCCTCCGTTCTAGTCCATTGGTTTAAGTGGTATCGTTGAAACTCGTTAAGCGGTAAGCTCTTAAATCTTCTATTAAGGTTTTCTAAAGGCCACCAATCATTATCTATAGCCGGGTTTACTTTCCTCCATACTTCTTTATCTTCGTGGTCTTCTCCCTCTTTAGCACCGATCCATTTAAAATAAAACTCCGGATCTTCGCTCTCTCCGGTTTCCTTTTTTAAACCTCGTTGATATAATCTCCCGGCTAAGCTATCTAAGTTGTAACCGGCGGTAGTAATATTTAGTACTAATCCGTCTTTACGTTTAGCGGTGTTGTTAGATAAAACATAATGTACTCTCTCTTGGTTTATGTTTGCCCACTCGTGGATCTCATCGGCAATTAAACAACTATTTCTACCACCGTCCGC